CAGCCGTCGCGACTAGTTGAGTATCTTGTTTGATACCGGATGCAGCCGCAAGCGCGTCCGCCCTAGCAAGGAGAGCAGTTGCTTCAGCGGCGAGTGCGGCTTGGGATGCCAGCACCTTCAAGTTATCAGATTGGGCTCGGACAACTGTCGAAGTCTGGGTGATCTCATCTCCCAGGTTGCGCCAAGTTGTGGTAACCCTATTACCGGCTGCGTCTATTTGAGTAAGCGTGCGGACGAGGACATCCCCACTTCTGTTGAGCGTAGACTGGTCTTTGACAACTTTTGCGGTGACTTTTTCGAAATTTACAAACGCGGTAACCGCCTGGTCAATAGCACTGATCAGGCTAGTAGCATCACCTCTTAAATTAACTTGTGGGTCAGTAGCCATCAGTCTCCCTCAAAGAATACTGTCTTGCCCTTAAAGAACCCAGTAAGCACGAAGCGTGCTTCGTCTTCGAACTCTCTAGCAACATGAGCTTCGAATGCGTCAATGCCGTCAGTCAGGGCTTCAACCCCTTGGTCGTGGAAAGCCATTTGCCAAGAGACAGTTTGGAAAGAAAACTTGAAAACAAACTGCCCGTTAGTGCTTGTAGGAAATGAGAAAGAGTAGGCACGCTCACCTAGCTTCTTTCCTTCTTTAGTATCCTGAATCCCTGGTCGGCGACGACCACCTGGAAACTCAGGAACACCTTTACGCTGTCCGACCGGCGGTGAGGCAATCTTGGCCTCTACTGAGTTAAGTGCGCGTTTTGTTTTGAGTGCTTTGGAGAGGGCATAGAAAGTAGCAGCCGACATTCCAGTATCGACTGCCACTTTCCTGAGTGCCGTTCTAACAAAGAGGTCACCACCCTGTTGCCAGACTCTGACAAGACGCTTCCGTAAAGCCTCAGTTGGACTCCCAGAAGCACCCTTTCCCTGGAGGCGATTCCTCATGGCCTTGATGCCAGCGATGTCGACATCTATATTAAAGGCCATGAGGATCACTTCCTGACTGCCCCAAGCATCTTGTATAGCTCCATGCGTTCTTGGCTTTTTTCATAGCCTCGAAGCTGGTCATACGCGATGAGTTGTGCTTGGACCCAAGGGACATTATCTTGCCAGCTTTCCTTGACCTCTGGAGGTTTTATGCCCCAACGTTCGCAGGCACGCCAGACAGTGTAGGCTGCGGTGCGATACTTGGGGAAGACCCGTTGGCGGGATCCTGCGCCTGACCAGCTAAAAAACGATTTGTTGCCTCATCGATTTTCGTCTGGTTCAGGCCACAGGCATCCGTCACACACATCTCGACTCGTGCGATCTCTCCTGGAGAGAACCCACAGCTCTGCATCTCCGACTTATACAATTCCCACGTCTCGGGGTTATCAAGCTTCACCGTATCCCACTCAAGACCCTCAGTGGCCTCAAGCGATTTGATGAGCATCCAGTAGAACTTACGAGTTGCCCACTGGTCGATAGCCTTAATATAACGTGGATCTTCGACATTCTCCTGAACCTCGCCGCCCCTAAGAAGTTTCTTAGGTGCTTGAGGCATTGGATTGAGTTTGTCACAATCCTTATAGTCCAAGACTGCTTGCGCCCTGAACACAATGTCCCCGCTTTGTCGTGGAATAACCACAACCTCGATATTGGGGCCGTCGAGTTTCTTACCTTTGATCTTCATATTTTCCTTCTTGGAGATGCTAGCATCTACTAGACGCTAGGCTGGAGTGACCTTACGATGGAGGCCGTCTTGGAGTTACACTTGCCGGTAACCGCGATGGTTCCAGCAGACAGATCATGGTCCAACGACTCATACCGGAAGTCCGGCAAAGTGATGAACTCTTGCTCCTGAGTAGCGGCACCGCTGCCGCAGACAGGAACGTTTTCGAGAACGATGTCGAGTGCGAACGGACGACAGGCATCCGGATCGCTAGAAATCCAGGTCGACGCGTTGTTGAGATTCTTCAGAGCGTCTTCGACCGTAGGCGGAACACCCGCCGAGTCAAGATTGCCAGTGATGAACTCCCACAGGAGATCAAAGCTGACGTCCATCGGAACTTCGTCACCCTCACGAACCTCATCAATACGGCCACGATCGAGAGTATACTCCACCGTGCGGGTCTCACTGTAAGTGAGGTTACCTTCACCGATCTTGATGAGAATGAAGTTCGGCGTTGGTGACGTGCCGTCTTGAAGCTTCAGCTCGACCCGCTTAAGGTCGATCTGAGCGAAAACCGGAACCCGGATGGGTGCCATCAAAAATTGCATTGGATGTCCTCTCCTTTTAAGAGGTTTGTAGAACCATTTTGTAATGACCTTCAACGGATGCTTGCATCAGCTTGGTCTGAACGTCGATCTGTCCAAAGTGGTTAATCTCCACGTAGTCACGACTTTCGCGATTCTGTAGAAGTTGTAAACAACCCACAAAGGACTGATCATCCTCTATACCATTTCCAAATTTGAATACGCTAATGGCTGGCTCGAAAGCCGCCGCTGCAATACCCACCGATTGATGGATTCTGTGATAGTTAGAGTCGCTCATAGTGGACTGGACAAGTATATTGAACTCGATATCTAATATCCAACAGTCCTTGCTTACCTCTCGCAAGTTAGGGCCATCCATGCGTAGCTCAAAGAGATCTTTCTCTAGGCGCGTTGCTCGATGTTGACCTTCAATAAACAACGGAATGCCCGCTGCTGTTGCAGCAGCAAGAAAATGCTTGCTTGCTGTTGCAAAAATCCACCTAGGCCAATTTGGATTTGAACTCATGTTATCCGACGGTGTCACTGGAAGCAATTCCCTGGACTCTTACCAGGAAACCCTTCCTTTGTTCTAGGAAGTCAATGGTCTTGACTTCATAGCGTTGGTTGTCAAACTCGATGTGGTCATCATTATTAAAGACAAAGTCTTTAGGTAGGTCTTTAGCGTCGAACAACACTACCCGTGTCTTACGGTCGAAAAAACCGCCACTCACAAAGTTGTTATTCGCTGCAATAAAGGTGAGGTCATAGACAAAGCTTCGGTCAATACTGTCTGGTAGAACAGGTGCTCTCCGAACATTGAGGACGTTATAGTTTCGTAAAATTTCTCCCGTTTCAACATTATTCGTTTGACTTACATATTGATAGATCGTCACCGGGAGGCCAAACTGCCGCTTCAACCTGTAAAGGATAACAGTGATCTGTCTTAACACATTCTGAAACGCCATTCGACCTCCTTTCTGAAGGCTCGCCGAGGGATGTTGCCATCCCTCGGCTTACCCTTCACCGTTACTACGCGAGCATCACCGCGCCAAGATTGATGTCGAGAACCTTCACGCCGCAGAGCAGATCGGCGGTCACCAGGTGACCCTGCTTGTTGCCGTCATAGGTCATGACGATGCGCATCGACAGGCCGTTATACGACGCGACGAAGCTAAGAGCACCAGTCCCGGCAGCCGGAGCAGCCAGAGGACGAGTGACCAGAGCCAACGCCTGCCGGTGGAAGGCAAAGTTGTATTGCCCAGCCGGACCAGGCGAGATAACGGCGTTGTCAGCAGCGGCTGCAGCCAACGGACGCCCGAGAAGCATCGAGATGGCCGTCGGAGTGCTAAGCACGCCCTGCGTCTCACCAGTCGAATCACCGAGGCCGATGAGACCACCAGTGTTCAGCGCACCACCACCGAAGCCGTCGATCACCAGCTCCTTAGCGTAGCCAGCCGCGTAGCCAGCCACGAAGTTCACCGCACCCTGAGTATACTCAGTGATGACGGCATTGTCGAGAACAGCACTCGCCAGGGGCGGAGTGATGGTGAGCGACGTCGGAGTGCCAGCACCAACCGCCGAAACGATACGGTGAGGAATTTCGTCACCAGCGATGGTGATGAACGTCCCAGGAACAACCGTTGCACCAGCGATGCGACCATCCACAGTCAGGACCGTAGCGCCCTTAGCGTAGCCACCCACGTTGTCAATCAAGATGTCAACGGCAGTCGCCGTGCCACCCGCCTCCACGTGCGGAGTGTTCTGGCTCATCCAGTGAAGGATGCCATACTTCAGTCCGAGCGAACCCTCACGCAGAGCCGTGCCCTCGTCGCCAACCTTATCGGCGGTAACCCAGGAGTCGATACCCAGAAGATCAGCCTCGGTCTGAGGCGTCACAATCAGGTTACGACCACCCATCGGCACCTTCAACTCATTCATCTTACGACGAATGTCGATGACGGTTGACTTCGTCGGCGTGACACCCAGCTGACCAACCGCGTTCGGAAGGAACTGGTAAGCCTGCGACAGAACAACCTCGTCGACCATCTGAGCCATAGAGAGCATGGCCGGGGCGAGCAGGTTATCCCGCAAGCTCTGGAAGCCCTTCGACTCTTCGCCATCCTTGACGAGGAACGAAACGTGAAGATGCTGGTTCAGAGGAACCGGCACATTCGTGACGATGGCATCTTGAACCGTGACGCTATCAGCATCCGTCTTACGCTTACCAACAAAGTTGGCGGGCAGACGAGTGTTGACGATATCGCCAAAGTTCGCGATCTGGTTCTCGAAGTCACGATGGACGAGGTTAGCCGCCACCATGTTGTTCTCCAGAAGCATGAGCCCTTCCTGGGCCCAAATCTCTGGAGTGAACGCGTTCTCAAGATCGTTCGCGAACACCGGCACCCGAATGAGTGCCATCAAAAGATTGAATTGCATTGTTTTCTCCATTAGAAGTTGATTTCGCCTGCCTTGCGAGCCTTACGATAGGCCACAGGGTCTGCGGCAAGGTTTTTGAGGTCCGGCTTCTTGCCCCCAGGTTGAGAGCGCAAACCCGCACCACCAGATCCCTCACCTCGAAAGAGGTTTAGGTATTCGTCTTCGTCTTTCATCCTCTTGACCGCATCCTCTGGGGAGAGATCAAGAGTAACCGGCTTCCCTTCCTTATCCTTAGCCTGATATTTCACCTTCGGGCTAAGTTGTCCAGTCGGTTGACCTTCATCATCCAAAACCTCAACGAGTTGAGTAGTCCGGCCGAGAATAGCGACAATTTGCTTGGGAGAAAACGCATTGCTCGCAGCAGCCGCGTCCGTTAAAGAACGCTCAATAGTTGATTCGGTGTAACGCTGTGACCAAGTATCTCTCTCGGCGGTCAGCGAGTCAATAGCCAGTTGATGAGCTTCCTTTTGCTTCTTAGCAGCACGCTTGGCTTGCTCATCTTTCGTTCGCATCTCATTGGAAATCATCTCAAGACGACTGTCCAATTCCTGACGCTCGGTTGCAGTCAGCTGGGCCTTGGACCGCAAAGCGTTCGCTTCGTCCACAGCCTTCTGAACCGTGCGCTGATGCTTCTTCTTCTCGGTAGCCAGGATCCGATTGATCTCTGCCTGTTGCTCGTCCGAGAACTTCTTGGTTCCGGCTGCAGGAGGTGAAGTGTCAGTGTCAGTGTCAGTGACGATGTCACCATCAACCACACCATCAGTCCCGCCGTCAGCGTCACCGTCTTCACCTTCGAAGACAGGACACCTTACCGGATTCATATAGAGCATACTGTTATAGTCACTGAATCGCATTTCAATCTCCACCCGGTATCTCACCGGTATTGTTGCATCATACATGATGCGGGTTAGGTATTGGACTCCTCGTCCAGTTTCTTCTTCAATTCAGCAGGGCTGTAAAACTCAGTCCCGGCCTTTTTCGTAATCTTGTCGACATGTGCACTGAGGAAATCCTCAGCACTCTCCTCGATGGCAGCATCCTGAATAGATTTCGACAGAGCCAGTTGGCTTTCTGGAGTCATTGTTTTCTTGTGACGCTCAATCCCTACAACAGACGCGCGGAGTGCAGCCTCCGCCTTCGTCTTGATAAGGTTCAGTTCGTGTGCACGAACCTCCGCCATATCGGCGCGGTCGAGCGCATTCTGGTTGCGCTTGTAATCCACATAGATCTTGATGGCGGAGCCGATGGCACCGATGACAGCGATCACAATTGTGTAGAGAGTAGCGTCTTCCATGTTAGTTCCGCCTTGTTTCAGGGATTGACATCGCCGGATTCATACGCCGGAACTCACTGACCCAGAGGGTTTCATCTACTATGGTCCAGGAGTTCGCTGCTTTGGTCTCGACACGTTCCATGCGGCGCTCGTAAGTAGCGAACCGTTCATCCGTTACCTTGATGCTTGCATCAATCGAGGTCTTGAGTCCAGCGAACTGGCTATTTAACCATCCCCACGCGGCTAGGAAACTGACGATAATGCTGAAGGCAA